GCTGCGTGACATCTTCTCCGGCTCCTACTATTACAACTTGGCCTATCTGCCCTGACCCTAGAACTAACGAGGGGTTTATAGGCTGTATGTGCGCTCTACTAGCTGCAAGCTCCGCAGCGTCTGATCTAGGATCGCGCACTGCCTGTGGATCATCTACTGGAAACTCTCCCAGCCTGTTTTGTGGCTGGTCTGGGTTCCAACATTCGGGACAAGCTTTTAAGTTTGTCTTGTTCCCCTTTACAATTAGTTGTCTAAGCTCTCTAAGTTTGTACTGAAACCCGCAAATATCGCATATCGCTATTGCGTTCTGAGCCGAGGCAAATCTCTGACTCATGTCTACCTCACGCCATAGCTACGAGGTACTAAACTAATAGAAGCTTTTTCTCTGTCTTCTCCTGCCGCTAGCTCAAACTGCCTTTCATACTCTGCTTGTATCATAGGTATTCTAGGCATCAGTTCTGGGTCTTTTTGCGCTATATAATACGCAAGCCCTGCAACTAGGCAGGGCAAAAATCTAAAGTTGACATCGGCGGTGTTCACACCCGTTCCCGAGTCCTCAATACGGCGCATACGGTAATACTTTAAAATATAGTAAGGGGCAAGCGCAGTACCCTGATCTGGGACGGGCCATACAGTGACTGAGGGGTTTGCTTGGCCTCTGTCTATATACAGTTGTATAGGGCGTCCCTGAGAAAGTTTGTTAGGGATACTAGAGTAAGTAGATACACTTATGCGCGTAATGTTGAGATCAGACTGAGTAGTAACATTACCGCTACCAGTACGTACAACGTGCTCAAGCAAATCAATGGTGTCTGCCGGTAGAGCGTACGTCGCCGTTCCTTCCACAAGGTTGACAGTGCCTTCATCGATAGTCCACATGTTGATGCCACGGTTCTGCCACTCAATAGTAAGCAGGTTCATAGACCTACGTGCAGTACGCAGGTCATATCCCGAACGCATCTCACGGCCAGCACGTTCCCACGCTTCTTCAGCGATCTCCGTGAAGTCCATATTAAATGTGGCAGTTCCCGAGGTAGCCATAAATTACTTCTTACGTCTCATGCCTGCTTTCTTTTTGGCTTTGCCGCCTTTTTTAAAGCCCATTGGGCCTTTCTTCTTAGCCATGCCGCCACCGCGCATACCGCGCATACCTTTTGGGCCTTTCTTCTTAGCACCTGCCATCTTTCAGTCTCCTGTAAAAGTTTGTACGAAGTTCGTACATGTCAGCTACATCATACTCTTGAAAATACTTATCGTAATAACCAAGAGGTCTTAACTTCTCTGCGGCTTTCTCTAACTTGGATAGCCGCTGCACAAACAATAGTGCGTATTCAGTATCTGCTTGGGGTTCAAACTCCCCCTCGTCGAACAACTCGTTAGCTTCATCCTCTGGGTGAAAACCCATAACCCACATGTCTTTGTCTCTAAACACGTTGTTTGCGATGGCTTCGTTTATGCTATCTACAAACTGATGAAACTCGTCTTGATCTTCTATGAACTCCGTATCCGCTATGATTACTAAGTCTTTTCTGTCGTCCCAGTTGTGGAGCGCCATGTACAGTCTTTTGTAATCTTCAGCCTCAAACTTAAAAACTATGTCTACTTTACTCTCCTGCCACGCTGCTTTTGCATATGGGCACGGGGGTAAATCGTTAAATTCTGGGTTGCTAACCTCTAAAGTATGCTTTGACCACTCTTTTATTTCTTCAACTATGTCGTTACGTTCAGTCCAAGTAATCATTTCTTTTTCTTAGCAACTTTCTTTTTCTTCTTTCGTAAAGACTCTACTCTTCTAGGCTTACCTGCCGGTTGCCCCAACCGTTTTTTCTGGGCTATCCGCTTCTTTTTCTCTGCTGCGGTCATTTCTCCAGAGGTCTTAGGGGTCTTACTAGAAACCTTTTTACTGGGCCTACAGTAAGGTGTACCACGCTTTTCGCCCTTCTTCCGCCCGCACGCTTTACCAGTACGGACATCTTTCCAATCCTCCTTAAACCAGCGTTTTAACGCTGCGCCTTTTTCTGTCTTACGAACGGCCACTGTTTCCCCAGTTCTTAGCACCGACCTTACGGCACTTAGCTATGGCACCCGAAGCATAAGCGGATGGAAAGACTTTGTAGCGCGACTTCACTTTGTTGTAGCACGCATCTTTAACCGACCCGCCTTTCTTCAAGGCTACGGGTTTCATTTTACCCATACCTCTACACTTCATCATGCTCGTGTTCTTCCACGTTGTGCTATACCGTCACGGGGGCACTTCTTCATACCTTTGACGTTGCCGCCTTCGGCCATGTACCCCATTTTGTTGCGTACAGGTTCAGGCAATTTGCCCAAGGAACTTTTCTTAGCTTCAGGTACTTCTTGCATCAGACCACCTCCCGCAAAACGACCTTTATCGGCCTTCATGTACTCGCGCCCTACACTCTGCGGGACGCCCGCTTTACTGGCAAACTCCGGGTTATTAGCCACCGCTGCCATGAACTTATGCTGCTTCTTGGACTTGCTGGGCACTAACACTTCCACCGTTTTCTAGCCTGACGTAGCCTAGAATTAGGGTCTTTAGCTGCTTTTGGAAACTTTTTCATCTGCCCAGCAGAACGCGCACAAAAAGACTTACGCCGCTTTGCTGCTTTACTGCCCTTCTTTACTTTACCGGTAACGGCTGTCTTTAGCTTAGAGCCGGGGTTGTCTCTACGATATTTAGCCACACCCTTCTTGGTCATACCTGCGCCAGACTTAGTTGGACGCTTATGACCACCTTTAATGGTGTGGCCTTTCATAGTTCCCTTTTTCTTAGCCATAGAGCTTTTGCACAGTAAATATAAAAGAGTAAGTATCACCAGCACTAGGAGATACAGTAGTCGCTACTATGTCTCCTGTTTTACCAGAACCAGAGTTGTTGGGTATCCCGTAGTCAGAGAAGTCATACTGCTCTGTCCAATTAACCGGGAAGTCAAATAGAAGGACGTTAGTCGTAGCATCCCATTCTAGTTTGACCCCAACACCCACACCAAGGTAAGTAAGTCCCAGCAAAGTCACGCCAGTACAGGCTCTCCTGCTAACAGGGTCTGCACTCAACGTAGACACATCCACCATCGTAGACGTTACTACATCGGTGTTACCCACAGCAGTGTTGACTTTAATGATCGCTTGACGTGCCCCGTCTTGGATTATTTGAGTCGTTACTGTATCAGCCATTTAAATCTCCTAGTTTAAAGGTTAATAACCTAATTTAGGCGAGATTAATGTTTTGTTGATACAGAACAGTCGCTCTAATTTCCCCGGCATCAGTAGCTCCGGTGGTAGTCCAAGTCAGCTTCTTATCCGCAGTGCCAGTATCTGCCCAAGCAAGAGCGCCACCAGCTTGAGTGGTGGGGTACTTTCGACCTGCGCCGGAAGCAACTGTAATGTTAAAGGCATTGATAAACGTAGCGTTGCCACCAACAGTATCACCAATGCTAAATACTGCCGTAGCGTTGCCCATAGCGGTGGGACAATCTATTACGATATCAACAATTTGAGAGTTAGCAGGAATAACTACAGTAGTCTCATTTGCAGCGGAAGCTCCGCCAGCAAGACTGCCGGTTGTAAAAGTCTGAGCCATAACAACTTGGCCCGTATTCTTTACGTCTTCACCGAGAGTTGTTCCGGTAGTATTTGAAATAGTGCCCGCTTTGACGGGGCCAGAAAAGGTAGTGGTACCCATTTTAATTCCTCACATGCGAGTTAGTTTGTGGGGCGTATCTGTCTGCATGTCGTCAGCCGAGACTGTCAGATACACCGAATGACCTCGGTATGCTCTAGTATATATCACGTAAACTAGTTTTGTACAAATAAAAGAAAGGGGGCCGAAGCCCCCAATCTACCCACATCTACCTTTTGCTTATTAAGCGCCGGGTGAACCGAAGATGCCCAGTGGGTCAGATACGCCGAAGCTGTATCGCTCACGAGCCTTATATCGGCTGTTGCCTGTGTCAAAGTCTGCATCCATGCTGGTTTGCATTGGAGAACGGACAAAGTGCTTCAGGCCATTCGGGATGTCAGTCATCAAGAACCAAGCATTGGTATCAGTCAGGTAGTTGTTAACTGTGTAACCACCCGGAACTGTACCATTGTTGTTCATGGCATTGATGTCGTTATCCGCTGTGCCCGGACGAAGCTCGGAATCCAACAAGCGAGTAGCAACGAATTGCAACGCAGGTGGGATAACCAGCTTAGAAGGCTTAGCTGCGATAAGCAGACCACGCTCATCAGTCCAACCAGCGATCTGGATAACAGCCGCTTCAAGAGAAGCTTCGTTAAGGTCAGCCGCAACAGCAGGACGGTTTGAGTTAGTACCACCAGATACTAGAGGGTGAGCAGTAGAACAGAGAGTCTGTCCATCACCATATGTAGTACCGGCAGCAAAAGCGTTGTTAAGAATAGCAGCGCCTTTGGTTTGCTTGGTGTACGCCATAGCGCGGGCAAGTGCCTTTGTATAGCGAGAAGAGAGAGAATCGTAGAGATTATCTTCGATTGCTTCCTCAGTCAGCGAAAAGCCCATAGCGACTGTCTCGTGTGTGTAACGAGCAGTCCAAGCTTCTTGCGCGTTGTCATAAGAGATTGCAGAACCCTCACCTTTAACAGGTGCAGCACTGAAACCGGACAACTTGGTTTCTTCCTCGAAAGACCGTTCCGAAGATTCAGTCTCGAAGATTTCAGCAGCCTCATCACCATACTTAGCGTATTCGAGGCCAAATAGGGCGTTTAGACCCGGTAGTAGCTCCTTAAGGAGTTGCGCTCTTGAAATAGCCATTAGTCAGCCTCCTTATACGCCAGTTGTGTTGTTGTACTGATGCAGGTTGATCTTAACGACCAGCTCCACAAAAGTATCAGCAGCGGTTTTAGTTTCGTCTATTGTGTCAATAACGCGCACAACTAGACCTGCGGTTGTAGCTTCGGAGCCTGCCAGCACTGACGCGCCAGAGTTTCCAGTAGCCGTATCACCCGTACCTGCCAGAACAGACATGTTTGAGCCTACAGCAGCGCGAGCCGCCGAAGACATAGAACTGTTAGCAGCAGTTACAGCGACTTTAAACGCCGCCAATGGGTCGTCAACTACGATAGCATAAGCTTCAGTAACGCTAGTGCCGGGGTAATACTGAGCCGGTGTGAACTGACTTTCAGCATTGACGTACTGGACACCTACAAAAACGCCCGAAGGGGAGCCAGTAGTAGTGCCAGTAAACTTCTCGATTGTGCCTGCCGCTACGATTTTGACCAGATCACCATAGAAAATAGCCGTATTGTAGGTGCTCGCAATAGGAATAAGGCGAGTCTGTCCTGCATAAGGCGTACCGTCTACACGGTTAATTGGGTGAAAACCGTAGGGTGCACTGACTGTTGGATAAGCCATGATAAAACACTCCTAAAATAAAGTTAGTTCCCTCTGCCGAAAGTAACCTTCGATTTCCTATCATTAAATATAGGCATACGAGGATCATTCTCGCGCATGAGGTTATTGTCCACGGAGTTCATCTGAGATTCCGTTAATTGGTCGTAATACTCAGTTCGCTCTTGGACAAGCTCGTCGGGAGCTTTACATAACATTAGACCACCTACGATGACGTTATCTTTGAACCGTGCGTCAGCAACGGCATCGCTAAAGATTTCGGGATGATCCTCTGCACGTACAGGCTCCCAGCCTTCACGTAATTTAGAAGAAACATTGGTGGAATCAGGTTGACCCATAGTGCTTACACGAACCCAGTGAAACGTATACCCATCTTGAGGAGTAGGATCAGGCAACACTGTTGGCCTTTTCCACGCCTGCTTACGGGTATTTTTCTCACGGGTCTCCGTGTCTCGCTTAAGTCTATTCTCAGCCATTTTGTTTCCTCGCTAGTTCAGCAGCCTGTTTGGCGTATATTTCCAACGGAACCCCAAGTTTGTTTGCAATAGCTATCTGTGACGGCGTAAGCCTAATTTTCTTAGGCGCTGTGCTCCGCGTTGCGGGAGCCACCACATTGCTAGGTTTTTGCTTGGGTGCTACCTCTGGTTCGTCTTCGATTCCATCATCGAATTGATCGGGGAATACTTGTCGCATACGAGAATTTATCTTCTCGTAGTATTCATCAGATAGAGGGTCTGCACCCTCTTTTGTTAACTTGTTATGCAATCCTAGCGCAAACGCAGTCATTTCGTCATCAGAACCAAACCACGGATTTTCATCCCTCCAAGATTCGGCCTTTACGTCACGTTGCGGTTCGGGCGCAAGTTGTTGTGATTGAACAGTATTTTGCTTGGGTTGTAAAGCTGTTTGCTGTTCTGCGGTTTCTTTTGGTTTTAAGCCATTAACACGCTCCATACGTATCTGGGCTGCATTCAACATAGTTTGCGCTTCTAGTACCGCATCAGGTTCTCCTGATTCGTACGCTTGCCGGTACTGCCTCTTAGCCATATCCAACTCAGCTTCAACCTGCTTCCTAGCAGATTGAATTAACGCATTATGGCTTTGATCTGTCTTACTTTTAAGTTGTTGATTTTCATCAATTAAATTTTTAGCGTACTGCTCAAGGGCTTCACGCTCACGCTCTGCGGCTTCTTTAGCCCTACGCTCATCGTGGTAACCCTTACTAAAGTGCTTGATCCGGTTTTTAACTTTCTCCGAATAGTTCTCAAGCTCTTCATTGGTAACTTCTTCAGGGGGAGGAGAAGGTTTACGCCCACGATCTTCCGGGGGTACGTCATCCACCACCTCAATTTCTACTTCTCCTGCCTGTATAACTTTTTCTTTCTCGGCAGGTTTTTCTATAGTTTTACGCCCTTCGACTCCTTCAACCTCTATTTCTGCGGCTTTAGGTTCTTCTTGGGGCACCTCAACTTCTTGTAAGTTCTCTTCCTTATCAGGATCAGGGAACTCAAACTCAACTTGTTGTATTGGCATGGTCTAGTCCTTATGCGCGAGTCAATTTACTCGGATCGTCAATAACGGCCTCGATAGAGTCATCGTTCATCAAACGGTACTCCTCGTTGCCTACTTTAAAGCGCGTGCCTGTGTTAGCACGGAACATTACAAAGTCTCCCTCTTTACACCACGGGCCAGAAGGAAACCGCTCTTTGTCGTTATAGGCTTGGTCACCCATATCGACTACCACCCCTACCATAGTCAGGATAGTCTCTTCTCTAATGGTTGAGCTGGCCTTAGCGATACCACCTTCAAACGTGTCTTCTATCGTAGGGAGGGCAATAAGCACGCGGTATCCCACGGGTTTAGGGACGTGCGCGTCCAACACCACTTCTGCCTGCTCTTTCTCTTCTATCTGTTTGCGCCGCTTTTTTTCCAGCGGGGTAAGCTTTGCCACTTCAGTCATCTTCGTCTTCCAACTGATTGAGCGAAAGGTCTTGTACTTCTCTGCGTGCGGCGGCTAGACCTCGGATTGCCCCACACGATTCCCTATAGGAGGGGAAATCTTTTGCGCCCCCGCTAGTAAGAAATTCTTCTTGGCTTTGCTGTAACTCAGCAAGTTTGTCATCAAGTACGTCAAAGACGGTTTTTGCCATTATTTACTGTCTCCTAGGAGGCGTTTGTTGCGCTTTGGCGAGGTCTAATATGGCTTTGGCCTCATCCAAGTCTTGTTTTGCGTTAGCTTGCTCTGTTTGTGTAGCTATACGTGTAGCTTCAATAGTAGCAGTGTTATTTGCTTTGTCAGCATCTAAATTAAGTCTCGCCGCATCTAATGCAGCATCAGTTTGGTCTTTTTGAGCTTTACGCTGTTGTTCAGCGACTTTAAGCTGCAATTCTTGCTGCTGCATCTGGAATACAGGGTCTTGGGCTTTTTGCTGCGCCGCTTGCTGTGCAGCAGCTTGTTGCTTCTGTTGTGTGAGTTGTTGCCCAGCTTGTGCCATAGTCTGAGAAAGAAGTTTCTCCATTTCCTCTGGCATCTCTTCTTCAGGTGCCGGTAGCTCTACACCAAGCTTTGCAGCCATCTGTTGTCTGTAGCTGAAGCCTATGTGCTCTGCTATGTGCGCCTGAAGTGCGGCCACCACCTGCTGTGCAGCGGGGCTTTGGCCTATAAACGCCGCAATCTGCGGGTCTTGAAGGAATGCTTGGTGTGTAGCAATGTGCGCGTCATGGTCTTGGTAAATGAACGCTTTGACAGGTTTGCCAATAAGAGCTGCCATATTTTCACTAACTGGATCAGCCGGTTTGATGTCTTCCGCAGTAGGTACAAGCTTATCTGCGTTCTTAATGCCCAGAACCTCGATCATCTGTCGGTGTAACTGGGGCAGGTCGTATATCTGTGGGGTAGCCTGTGCCATCTGCAACACAGTCTGATACTGCACAACTCGTTGCGCCATCGTACTGTTGTTGGGATCGCTGACAGGAATTACTTCCACCATGTCGTAGTCCATGCGGCGGGCACGGGGTTCTCCACGGTCAGGCATGTACATATACTCATCGGGCGCATACTCAGCGATGATGCCTCGCAGAAGTTTGAACTCCTGTTTCATCGAGTAGTGGACACGGGCTTGGACCGCAGCCATCGGCTTGAGAGTGCGCTCCAACAGAGCAAGGGTTGTTCCGACAGGCGCGTTGGCGCTCATGTCAGAAATGTTCATATCACTGATCGCCCCTAAACGTCGGCCTTCTTCAGTGATCTGCTTCAATAATGCAAGAAGTGTCTGACTAGGCTCCTTGTAGGGGAGCGTCATTAAATTGTCTTTTATACTGCCAGAAGGCACGTCTACATCACGAAACTCACCGGGGCCAATGGGGGTGTCATCGCCCTTAACCCGCAGCCCACGGGACTTCAAGCCCCCCGGTAGATTCGACAATGTACCCGCGTCAACTAGTTGACGTATAAGAGAAGTGCCAGCCCTAGCATAACCACCAATAATGTGAATTAAACCAAGACCATAGAAGCCAAAACCCGGTACATAAGAGTAGTGGACAAAATGTTGACGCTTGAGCATCAACGGGTCTTCGGGGTTCCAGTTACGGCGGATAGACAAAACAGTGCTGGTGCCCTGCTCTATCGTAACAATGTAGGGTTTTGCTACCTGAAGCGGGCCTTCTTCTTGGTCAACCTCGTCTAATATGAGGTCTGCATGGACTTCTAAGAGCGTGTAACGGTCATCGTCGTTGAGGGTGTACCCCCCTTCCTGTGCTTTTTTCTCCTCTATATCGGTGTGATAGGAGGTAGGATCGCCTAGTTCAACTTCTCTATAGAAGCCAGCAACCTGCAATTTAACGAGATCGTTCTTGGTTTTACGCATCACATGGGTAACACGCTCGGCTGTCTCTATGTTTGACGCGCCATAGGGGACAATCATGTCCTCGGCAGGGATATACATAGCAACCTGTCTGCCAAGGTTGGGATCAAAGTAGACTTTTTTAAACGCAGACCCTGCAAGACCAAGGGAGTAGAGTAACCTTTCGTGTTCAGGACGGTATTCGACCATGACGTCGGTAAGTTCGTAGTTCATGTCCGTCTTGACTCGGAGGGCGGCGTCTTCCTTCTCCTTGGTTATCTCTCCAAGTACCTTGGTCTTGACAGGGCCAGCGGCGGGGAAAGTTTCACTCATCGCTTCAGCTTGGAAGCGGATAGCGGCTTCGGCTAGGACATTGGAATAGACACCACAGGCATCTTCCCAAGGCTCGACACGCTCTTCGTATTTGAAACCGAGCACATCTAGCCCTTTAACAAAGGTATCGGCCCACTCTTTACGGCTAGATGTGTCGGTCTCGACATAATCTATAAGCTCTGAGGCGATCTCTGTCAACTGTCCGTCTTCTAAATATTCTGCAAGATTAGCGTCAAACGGCGCACCAGCCGCTTCTTCCATACCTGTTTCAGGTACTAGAGTAATCTCAACGCTACCATCGTCCATTGTTACCATGTCAGGGTTAACAATCTCGATTTCCATTTGTGCTTCTTCTTCAACCGCCAGACCTTCTGGGGTTTGGTATAAACCTTTCTCAATAGCCATCAGTAGTACCCGCCTCTACGTTGCTTGAAGTATTGCACCTCGTCCGGCTCATCTGTGGGGAGCCGTATAAACCCGCCTTGTCTAAAGCGCATAAGCGCCATTACAGTGGAATCCACTAAGTCATCATTGGACATGAAGGGAAATCCCGCGATCTCCTCTACAACCTCTTCTGCCCAGCGCGTCTGTGGAACCCAACATAGCCCTGACTTTATTATATCCGCAACGGAGTTAAGCCGCGCCATCTTATCGCCCGAACCCCTGTGCGGAGTGTATTCTTGCACAACCAAGCCCATTCTGCGAAGTTCTTGATATAACGGCGTGCCACTACCCTTCTTCTCCACAATAAACGAGTCCGGCTCCCACTCTAAATACTGCTCATACGAGAGCTGTTTAAGCTCTGGGAACTCCATCCGCTGCTTGATACTGTTCAGGAGTATCAGCTCGTACCGATCCTCCTCGTTATTGAAAAATACCCCCCATACGGTCAGCGCTGTGTAGTCAGCACGATTGTGCTTTTCCGCTGCGGCGTCCAGAGACATGATCAGATACTCACAGGTGGGGGGCTGCTCCTCCTCCCACTCGTTCCACCACTCACGTTTAACTAACGCAGCCTCTTCGGCAGTGGGAGTTTGTTGGTACTGAGCGTTCCACTGGAATAACGGCATGGAAGCTTTGGTACGGTATAAGGCATCGAGGTTAAAGAACTCAGGCCAGAGAGGTTTCTCAATGAAGTTAGTGGGCTTTTCGGGGTCTTCTGTCTCTAGTATCGCCGGAAACTCTACCACCTCATAGCTATCGGCCAGTTCATTCTGGGTCATATCCCGCGTCACGCGGCCTGTCAGATCATCCAGATGCCACCTAGTCTGTATGATAGCGACTCGACCACCGGGCATCAGACGCGTACGAGCACCGAACGTGAACCATTCATACGCCTTATCAAATACGTCGAGGTTCCCATTGATGATGTCCTGTTCGTTATGTGGGTCATCCACGAGAAGTAAGTGGGCACCACGTCCCGCAAGGGCCGAACCTACACCACAAGCGAAGTACTCTCCGCCTTTACTCGTGTTCCACCGCCCTGCCGACTTACTGTCTATGGCAAGTTGTGTGTCAGGAAAAATTTCTCTGTAGTCGTCTGTAGAAATCAGGTTCCGCACCTTCCTACCAAAGTCCACCGCAAGGTCTGTAGTGTGAGATACCATCAGCACCTTCTTATCGGGGTTTTTACCCAAGAACCACGCGGGGAAATAGATAGAAACAAGCTGCGATTTGCCGTGTCTTGGGGGCATATTCACACATATACGGTCTTTTCCAGTGTTTTCTGCTGGTTTGCCGTCATATTCATACTCCCGCCCCTGCTCGATCTCCATCAACAGGTCGCCTAGTATGCGGTGGTGCTTGCCTACCTTGTAATCCGGCTGCATAGCGCAACAAAACGCGATGAGGTCGTCCCGCGCAGCCTCTACTTTTCGCTTACGCTCGTACTCATCCAGTGTCTTAAGCAGTTCTTCCTGCTCTTCAGGAGTATAGGAGTCGATATTAGCCAGCAGAAGCTCGATGTCTTCCGCAGAGAACTCAAAATCCTCCTCTACTGCCGTTTCTTTAGCTGGATTCTGCCTCATAGACCCCTTCGGCGTTCTGTTTAAGCTCCAATAGGCGTTCTTTCAGCTTATTCTTGATGTCGGAGGCGTTCTGGTGGGTGATAGTCACCTCTTTCTTCTCGGCAAACAGCCCTATTTCGTTAATTTTGCCCAAAAACTGTAGTGCTTGGAGCCGAATCCGTGCGTCCGGGTTCTCTGTCTCCAGAAGAAGTTTGTTAATTACCGTATTCTTGATGTCATCAGGGGTGGCGTTCAGCGATCCGCCATACTCTTCCAATATGTTGTACGCCTCAAGCAGAGATGCAGTAGTAGAAGCCGCACGCTTAGCTTTATTTTTTGCCTCCGGCTCGGCCCCAGCGGGTTCTGGAGTAAACGGCATCAGGTTTATCTCCACATCGTGTTTTTCCATCAACTCCATATTGCGGCAAGCCGTCTCTGCTATCTCACGCAGCTCCGGATAGTTGAAATTGTTGGGTAGTTCTATAGGAATTTCTGTGGGTTCCATACCGTAGGTACCATCAAGGGGGGTGTTTTGTATTTTAGGGGGGTGGGGTGTAGTTATGCAAGGTTTAATAAAAAAGGGGGTGGGGGTATTCGGAGGGAAATTGGGATTTGTTCGGGTGGAATAATATTACATATACATGTAGGTACCATAACACACACAAGTGGGCATACCCCTAGGGTGGGGGGTAGGCAAACCCGATCCCTATATAAAAAGGTATACCCTTTATTCTATGCAAAAGACTACAATATACTCAATCAAAGTCGAAATAACTTGACAATGATCGAATGATTTAGTAAATTATAACCATCGACAGGGAGAACAGAGTTGATACCAAATTAAACACAGGAGCATATCAATGCACACACGAAGAACAGTACGAAGCAAGAAACGCCAGATGAAATACAGATGGCAACTGATTTGGATGGAGATAACTTTTTGGGGCGGTATGACGTTAGCAGCTTTCAGCTTAGTAGCAATGTGGTACGTCGCAACCTACGCAATATTCTCACTATAAATTCACCGGGCCACGGATGGCCCACACTAGGAGCACGATGATGAAAAGGATCATTAGAGAAAACACCTTGAGCACGAAGCAGCATTACGAGTTCGAGGGTACGGATGAGCAGCGTACGGAAGAGGCTTGGGAAGTCACCTGCGGTTACTTAGGTGCCAAGCAAAAGAAGACGTTGGAAGGTATACGCTCCCAGATGAAAGAGCAGAGCGCATGGGAGCAGCTCGAACCGGTAGTTAACATGTCGACACTTTGTTTAGGTATCGATGGATACTACCCGCTCCGGGCGATGACCGAGTTCTTTCAAGGTAAGCGCGACTTTTCATAAACCAACCGGGGCCAAGGATGGCCCCACCAACTAAGGAGAACGATAATGAACGAAGCACATCAGTACGACATGATCGAAGACTTGCACATGATAGAACGGCAGGAGATGTTACCAGAAGAAGTAGAGCTAATAGAGTCTATGTTTAAAGGAGCACACCCTGTATACAAGACCGAGCTACTCCTTACATGGTTGACTATGGAGCTAGAAGCTAACCAGAAGGAACCGGGAAGCTACAGCGACGAGGGAATCAACGAGAAGTTGAAGGTGCTTAAAGCCCTCGCAAAGCAGGCACGACTCAAACACTACCACTCACAATAACCCACCGGGGGGCGCAAGCCCCCTTGATACCAGTTCTCGAACTGCGTGCTGCCTCACCTCCTCGTCACAAAAGATTTCCCTAAATTCTCCCAGCGTGCCGCCGGATTCGGCGTGGCGCTTTCGGGTAAAAAGTTTAGGCCATGGCCTAATATTTATATAAAAGACTAAGCCAAACCGAATAATGCTTGACTCTGTGAACATGTTCCTGTAGCTTAGTAATCGTTCCCATGACGGGGACGCTTTGTTTAACTTTTATTTGGAGTTCAAAATGAACCTAGAAAATATTGCTGTAATCGACACACTTGTTATCACTGCGGCTACCGGCAAGCTGCTGACTGCTGCGACTAAGAAGGAGTACAGTACGAAGGCAGCACGCAAGACAGCGTATGACGCCGCATATGCCGAGGGCGTACGGGCTAACATGATCGAGAAGGGGAATCCGGTGCGCGATCAGGTGAAGGATTTCATGTTCGCTGGATTACCCGCCGCCGAGCGCAAGCTAATCGATTCCTCGAAATCGGACTACACGCCGCAGGAATGGGACACGCTCAAGCATCTCAAGTCGCAAGCCACCAAGGATTTAGGTGGGCTAGTCTCGAAGTTTAAGAAGGCGATGGAGCGCCGCGAGGCACTGGAGAATCCCGAACCAGCGAAGGCCGAGGATGCTACCGAGGAAGTTACCGAGGAAGTTACCGAGGAAGCTACTGAGACCAAGACGCCGAACCAGATCATGGCGGGAATCGTCGAAGGATTTATTAACGACGTATGCGAGGCCGAGGAATGGGACAATCAGGTTAAGATAACCAAGACCGGCAAGGCATTCCTTGAAGCCTTATCCGCTTAACCCAAAGAGGGAGGCCGAAAGGTCTCCCTTTTTTTGTGCCCAAAGAAACC